GGCAAGGAAATCCTCCTGTAATAATATCTGCTGCGTATCTTTCTCCTTTGACATTTCTTATATCCTCCTCAATGTTAATGTTATTCCAATGTTTCTTTAAAACCTTTTGGCAAAATTTATCTTTCTCTACAAAGCCAATCGTTTCAAAAAAACCTGTACTCTCAAAACCCAAACTAAAACCACCAATACCAGAAAACAAATCTAATAATTTTAGTTTCATTAATTATCAGATCGAACTTCCTTTAACTTTTCTAGTTGCTCATTTAAAAGATTAAGCTGCCAATGCAAAATGCTAATCTCATTTCGCAAAACATCTATTTCCTTTTCTTGTCTTATAATCTTTGCTTGTAATTCCTCAGTCTCGTTCATTAATTATTAAGATTTTCTATATTGATAATACAAGCCTTTGGTATGCAGGTGACATCACCATAATCCATAACTCCACTTTCATCAGTAGAGTAGGTTGAGAATATTTTTATAAGATTCTTATCATTGTGATCAGTAAATAAATATCCAATGGTATGGCACTCAGCTAATTTTAAATCCTGAACTTCCTTGTGCGTACTCCAAGCACCTTCACAAGATTGAATATCATACCAAGAAACTAAAACCTTATTTAAAATTGTGCTTGTTGTAGTATTCGTCATAGATCTCATTAGGAGTTATACCTATTTTGTCTGTTATTTTTTTCATTAGTTTGGGATGCGGTATTCGTTGCGAATTTACATACCTATATACTGTCATAGATGGCAGATTAATAAGATCAGCTATCTGTTTATAGGAAAGTTTATTCCTATCTTTATACTCTTTTAGTGTCATGTTTTATGTTTAGTTTTTTTGTTCTTGACGAGGTATTCCAAATCGGTATAAATGTCAAATCATAAAACAACATAAAAAAACAATGGAAAAAATACCTGTTAAGACCAATGAGGATGAACTCATATCCTATTACACTAAACTAAACTTAGATCACACATCACCAAGCCAAGAGTCAATGTTAGATTCTGATTGGTTAATTAAATATTGTTTCTTCACACAAGAAGAAAGAAGATTAATGAATATTAATTATCGTATGACTGCTGGAGTTACAGTAGGCAGAGCTTCGCAGCGTTATGTATCTAAATATATGTATGATGCTGATAAAAAAATATTAAATGAAAAAAAAGATTTAGATCAAATTATAAAAGATGAAATAAAAGAATACGAAAAGTATCAACCGCATAATGAATTAGATGCTGAGCAACACCAGGAAACAAAACAGTATCTTGCGGATATGATTAAGATGACTGTAACTGCAATCAAGGATCTTAAATTAGATGATGAGAGTGCAAGTGAAAGATATTGCCATCAATATTTTAAAGGTTTGGTTTTGCCGAAGATAGGTAGAATAGATTACGAGGATAGGAAATCAATCATAGAACTTAAAACAAAACATAGATCAAAAAGAAAAACCAACACCAAGCAAGGTTTCTCTTGGGTTAAAGGCTATATTCCTAAAGAGCCTGATCCAATCCACGTCAAGCAAGTTGCTTTTTACTCTCACAGTACTTCCAAGACACCACACTTGCTATATGTAAACCAAGATAGCTTCCAAGTATTTACACCTGATAACTGCGAAATGTTAAAACCAGATTATTTAAAATTTTGTGTTACAGAAGATTATAAAAAAGCAAAAGTCAGACAGAACATTGTACAACTTGCAAAGGGTAATGTGCAAGATATGGCAAGATTAATTCCACCACCAGACTTTAGTTCTTACATTTATAAAGATTTACAAATGGAATACATAACTAAAGCTGCAACCCTGTGGGATAAAGTATGACAACAGATCATAACAGAATGAAAGAATACAAACGCATTCTTGACAGATATAAACAAGAGGTATTAAATAAAAGAGAAAGGCAAGAAAAAATAAAACAACTAAAAAAAATATTGTACCCATTCATCATTGGTATGTGTGTTGGTATTTTTTTATGTATGGCATTATGAATTTTATTTTATCCATTTATTTAATGAGTGGAGTGGTAATTGATTTTCACTACAGGGATGTACAATATCATCCTCGTCTATGTGATAAGGCATTTGATAGGCTGACGTATGTTGGCGTTTCAAATCTCAGGAATAAGACTGGCATCTTTTATAAATCAAAAGAGGTTGCCTTGTATTCTTGTAGTTATGAAGAAAACAAAGAAAGGAAAACATGAAAGATAAGATACGATTGATTAATGATCTGTGTGCTGAACATGGAACTTACATTAATCAACATGGTAAAAGAACTGTATCAGCTTGGTCCAAGATTAAATACTTTAGAGAAGTTTTTGGAACTGAGCTTGGGATTAATTGTGTAATGATTGAACACTCCCAAAACTATGTGATTATGAAGTGTGTAATTACAAAGTCTGATCCAGAACAAGTGCTTTCTACTGGGTATTCGAAACAGTACAGGGATAAACCTGGCTATATTGAAATAGCAGAAACATTTGCAATCACAAGAGCGATGTCATTTCTTGGAATATTGTTAGAGGATATAACCTCAGCAGAGGAATATAAAGAATTAGATATTCCTGTTCACAAAGTAAATGGCAAAGATACTTCCAATGGTAAATCGAGATACGATCCATTTGAAGTTGATGATCTGATTAAGCGTGTAGGTTATGCACCTCACGTTGCTAAGTTAGATTTCTTATGGAAAGCTAATAAGCAATTAATTGATCAGGTTAATAAATCAAATGATCTTAGCACCTACAGACGTATAGTAGATACGTTTGAAAATAAACGTGCTGAGATTAAAAAACATAACGAGGTATAAATGAACGATCAAGTAAAGGATAAGATATACTTAAATCTTGTCCCTAATCTAAATAAAAAGCAAGGCGACAATCTTCCAACTTTTGTAGCACCAAATAATCCAAAAGCTCCAGAAGGAAAAAACTGGAAGATTAATGCAAACATTGGTGGCGTTTGGTACGACTATGCAGCATTCGATGGAATCGACATAGAAGGCAACGCAACTGGTGGATATACTGTTGTATTATCTAGAAAAGATAATGCTAAGACAGCAAATGCTGGTCAAGGATCTTTTAAAACTGGTGGATTTCAAAAGAAATCCTTTTCAGGTGCTAGATCCTATGGTAATAGGCAATACTAATAACAGCTAAATACTGTTATTCATTCTTTGCGGTGGGTTTTTATTGGCTCTCCCCTTTGTCAGCCAATCCTTTCTTAGTTGTTTTCCCACCGCAGAGAGTAAAACAAATAGATTACAATGACTGATTTCGTTCAATTAGAGGAAGAGATACAAAGAAAAATAATTAAAGATAGGCAACAAGATTATGGAGATTACAATGAAAACTTCTCTATACTTGCTGAGATGTTCACCATTATTCTTTTTGATAAGCTCAAGAAAGTATTAGAACCACAGGATGTTGGTCATCTAATGATGGCATTAAAACTATATCGTTGCACCAAGAATTATAAGGCAGATAACTATGACGATCTATCCATCTACACAAAGATGACAAAACAAATACGACAAAATACTATTGCCAAAAAGGATAAAAGTGAGTAAGATTGTGAGAGTTAAAAACTGTGAGTGTTCTTTTAAGTATATAGAAGAATTTGACAGTATTGAAACTGCATCAAATCCAGCTGCCGAAGGTGTAGTGATTGATGTTCAAGTCTCAAATGTCAGAACAGTTTTTACTAACATAAAACAGAAGGAGGATTTAGTTGGAAGAACTAAAATCTCGTCTGCAAAAGCTGAGAGATCTTCAAGAGAAGAAACATCAGAAGGCTCTAAGCTATCAGTATAAGTATTTAAAATACTTAGCTGATTCAAAGAAATTAATCTTTGAAATAGAGCAGACAAAAGAAAAAATAATGGCGTAAGTAATTACGCTAAACAAAACTGTAAACAACAGGAAAGGAAACTATTGACTATGTTAAGGGACACTTGGATAAGTGATGTTAAGCAACGTCTAAAAACTACTATTCACGAAAATCTAACAGCGACAGAAAAAACTAATTTCAGATTAGGAGTTAAGGTTGGTTATCGTCTTGCAATGCAGCACATGCGTTCAAGAACTAACAACATTAACACAGCAAGAAAGAAAAGAAGAATATCTGTAATTAAAGTTAATCCATACATTAATGATATTTTAATTGAGGTTGCAAAATTAAACTTTGTTACTGTTGAGGATATACTTTCAAGCAGTAGAAGACGTGAGCTTGTGGTTGCGAGATCTATTATTATAAATGTATTACGAGAACTAACACCAATGTCTTTACCTAACATTGGTCAGATACTATCTGATAGAGATCATACAACTATGATCCATCATACTAATATGAAAGCTAGAAAAGAATCTTTTTGGTTTGATGGTAGTTATGTTTGGGAAAGATACTTACAGATATATAATCAATTTGCTTTAAGAAAAATTGATCAG